TTTAATCTTGTATTACTGGAGCCAGGTAAAAGTTTTGTACGGGTTATACAAAGTATTGGTCGCGGTATTCGGAAAGCGGAAGACAAAGACCACGTCCAAATCTGGGACATAACATCAACATGTAGATTTGCCAAAAGGCATCTAACCAAGCGTAAACAGTTTTACAAAGAAGCAAACTATCCGTTCACTGTTGAAAAGTTAGACTGGACAAAATAGATGGGCAGTTGTTACAAACAGGTGCAAAACTACATTGGCGCTGTCAGTGATGGTATTGTATTAGAAATAGGTAGCGACCGCCATGAAGGGTCAAGCTCATACTTTGCTGACATTGCCAAGCAACTGAACACAAAGTTTATAACACTTGACCTAGACGAACATATGTCGCAGCATCTAAGTTACCGTATACCAGGATATCTAAAACAGCATACTAGATTTATCCATTGTGACGGAACAGAGTGGACCAAGACTTGTAAACACCAGATTAGCGTGTTATATTTAGATAACTTCGATTGGGACTGGGAAGTTGGCACCTGGAAGTCAAGGATTGAAGAACAACGTGTTTGGTATCAAGAACGCGGAATTGAAATGAATAATGTTAACTGTCAAGTTGCACATTTAACACAAATGCAGAACTTATTACTGAACATGACTGACAACTGCATTGTATGTTTAGATGATACCTATTTACATAATGGTGTGTACATAGGCAAAGGAGGGGCTGTTGTGCCATACTTATTGGTCAACGGATTTGAAATTTTACTAACTCAAGATTACGGAGTTATTATGGGTAGGACTAAATGAGAATTTTAACACTGGACAACACTGTATTTGATTTAGATACACTGCCAGAAGAAATTGATGATATGCGATTTGCTATCTTTGATAACAGTGATCCTAGCAATCCGGATCACATGTACATTCCTTTAATCTTCTTAGAAACATTTAATAGCCCAGCACTGGTATTGAAAATTGGTAACAACGTCATGAAGATGCCCATTGATTGGCAGGTATTAATTGGCGAAGAAGAAGTTGGCGATCTTGAAATGCTACAACTAACCAGCATCAACGACAGAGGATTCAAAACTTTTGAGTTTAATCCGCTAACCAGTTTCTCTCCTACATACATGCCCATTGAGATAATTGATGTGTATCAAGATGTGCAGTGGTATGTACCCAAGCTGAAAAATGGGCAAATGTTGGCAGTGCCAGTAGAAGACAAAGACAATCCAAGGTGTGTGTACTTCGTCAAAGACATCAGTCGTAACTGCGAAGTGGTGGATTACAACAAAGCATGGTAGTATTATGGAATTTACAAACGGCATATTCAATGTAATAAAAAACAAGATGAGCGACAGTGCAATTTTAGCATTGATCTATACGTTGGGTCATGTTATAATAGCAATGAATGTTGTGTACTGGCTAACCGGCGCAAGCATATGGGAGGCTGGTGTAGTAGCACTGGTCGAACCTTGTATAAATGGCGTTTGGTTTTACTTGTTACACAGGCTATGGACAAAATACAATGAGCGATAAACTTAGCATTGCAAATGAAATGCGCTGTCTGGATAGCAAGGATAGAAACTTCTATGACAGTCTAACAGATGAAGAACGTAAAAAGTATTCAAACTTTCTAATGATACGTTGGAGCAGTGCAGTACAAGGACCTGCAGAACTGCAAGAATACTATTTGGTTGCGTGTAACGAGAGGCTAAACAAGCATTTCTTTGATATCAACAAGCATCAAAAACTACAATGGTTGTGCGCTACAAGCATCTCTCCAGGAATGGGCAATCACAAGCACCAATGGATCTCTCCAAAGAAGAAAGAAAAAGGCAACAACGAAGGCAAGAAAATGCTTATGGGACTGTATCCTGCTATGAAATCAGATGAGATAGAACTGTTAAGCAAACTTGTAACAAACAAAGAACTAAAGGAATACATGCGTGACAGCGGAGTCGCAGACAAAAAGTGAAATGTATGCATGCAAGTATTGTGGACGCGAGTTTAGACGCGAAAGCACACTGGCAGTTCACGTTTGTGAGCAAAAGAAACGTTTCCAAGAAGAAAAAGAAGTAGGCGTGCAAATTGGTTTGCAGGCTTATCTGCGCTTCTATACTGTAACACAAGGCAGTGCTAAACTGAAAACATACACTGACTTTGCAAAGTCACCGTACTACAAAGCGTTTGTAAAGTTTGGAAGGTATTGTGTAGACATCAATGCTATCAATATTCCAAAGTTTTTAGACTGGTTGCTTAAACAAAACAAAAAGATTGATCACTGGGCTCGAGATACAGTGTATGATGAGTATTTGTTGCACTACATCAGAATTGAAGCACTGCAAGATGCACTCGAACGAGGTATTGAGTATTCAATAAAGTGGGGAGAAGACACTGGCAATCCACCACATGACTTACTGCGTTACGGAAATGAAAACAGGGTTGCATTTGCTATAAGTACTGGGCGCATCAGTCCTTGGTTGATGTTTAATTCAGAAAGTGGACAAGACTATTTGGCTAACATGAACGCTGATCAAACAAAGATAGTGATGCCCTGGTGCGATCCAGATTTCTGGACTAAAAAGTTTCGAGACTATCCAGCAGATCAAGCCTACTGCGAACAAATACTAAAGCAGGCAGGTTGGTAATGGCATTTCACACAGACCGAATTACAATTTATGTTCCAAAGGAGAAACAAATGGGATTAACAAGACCTAAAGTATCACAAGTAGAAAAAAAACCTAAAAGTCAAGATGGACATTTTTGGGTGAGCATGTTTAAAAGTGTGTTGCGATTGATTGGGTGCTATGCATTGTGGACTAGCGCCTCAGTACTTGGTGTAGCAACAACTGTTTCGGTGGCAGCCGTTCCATTGGCAATAGCAGCAGGATTTTTCGCAGCCGCAGAAGTGCTGGGCATTATTGAAGAACTAGTATGAGTGCTGATGTAGACATTGACTTTGCTGACAGACAGCAAATTATGGATTTAATACAGTGTACACCTGCACGACAAAATGCAGAAGGTCGCCGTCATAATTCAGGTGTCTACGTTACACCTATCCCACTGGATGCAAAAAACGGGTGTGCTAGCATAGACTATCAAGAAGCTGAGACTCGAGGATACTTTAAACTGGATTTGCTTAACATGAGCGTGTACAGTTTGATTCGCGACCAAGCACACTATGACAGTTTGCTAGAACAAGAACCACAGTGGCAGCTGATGTGGGAGCAACCAGGAATTGTTGAACAATTGGTACATGTGGGCAACTATGCACAACTGCTAAAAGAAATGCAACCAGACAGCATACAACGTATGGCTGCATTTATATCAATTATTCGTCCAGGAAAAGCACATCTAAAGAACAAGCCTTGGAATGAAGTGTTTGACAGTGTGTGGGATGGTGATAGCACAGATGGATTCGTGTTTAAAAAGTCGCATGCTGTTAGCTATGCAAAGCTAGTGGCATTGCATCTTAATCTACTCTGCGAACAAGTGTAATACTGCGTCGTTTGATTTTTTTGCGTGATAGTTCTGCTAAACTTGTGGCAGGTCCCAGGATGATATCCAGGTCTTTGTTGATAAATGTTTTGAGATATGGCCGAAACTGTTCCCAGTCTTGTTTGAGGAATATGTTGATAGGTATGCTTCTATTGCTTTCCCACCACCACTGATTTGCATACTCCAAAAAGTCACGTTTTTGTTGGTCGTTGATAATGCCGCCAAAGTCGTAGATGGTTGTTATTTGATCATCTCTATTCTGAATCACACCTACATACTCATTGCCCGCATAGGTGCAAAAAGTAATGAATGGATATCGTTCAGCGATCTTTTCGAATAGCTCTACGCCCATAAATACCTTGTAATCGGAGTTAATTTAATGTATTCTACCACCGTCTATTTATATCAGCAAAAGCAACAGGTGCTATTACCTGACACCAGCGGTGCGTACTTTCAGAGGAGATGGCAACCAGTGTATGCAAAAAAATTAAAAGTCAACAGAGGAGTTGACAATGTCATATTGTTTGAATTTATCAATCAGGACCAAAAGCCTGTTAATATTTCAGGTAGCACAGTAACATTCAGAATGATGAGTACTGATGGAGACGAATTGCTAATAGCAAAAGACTTGGTCACACTAAGCGCGGCTTACGGCAGAGCTAAAGTAACGCTGACTGTTGCAGATCTAGACATCATCGAAGAACAAACTGCATCATGGAGTTTGGAACGTGCTAGTGGAGACTTACACGAAGCAGTGTTCACAGATGCATACAGTGCTGGCAGAGGACAGGTTGATATCGTTGACAGTGTGTATCCAGACTATGTGGAAAGCACAATACTGGAACTACCAGAGCCAAATACATACGGCAATACTCCGGCAGAAAGCGGCAATAGGAATGTTACCAGCATGGCATACACTGCCAATAACACATTAACAACTTTCCAACTTGATTTTGATAACTTCACTGGTAATGTCAAAGCACAAGGTAGCGACACACAACTTGGCCCATGGTACGATATTGGTTCACAAACAGTGTACACAAACCAAGACACTCGTTCATTTCTCAACGTCGACGGCAGACACAACTGGATGCGTCTTGAACTCAATCAATATGGCTACAGTGTAGCGGCTGTTGCCAAAGTCGATGACGGTGCTGTAACTTCAGTCACACTTAACGGTGGCGGAGTAGAGTTTTATGGCACAGGCAACCCGCGAGTGACATTTGAAGGATTAGGCACTGGCGCCGCAGCAACAGCCACAGTGACGGGTAATGCAGTATCAAGTTTATCACTGACAGCTAGCGGACAGGGCTATATAGAAGTACCCACAGTTAAAGTGGATAATGGAGAAATTACACAGATTCTCTATAGATAGGAGGACGAGTGTCAATCAAACGTATTATAGCATTTGGCGATAGCTGGACATTTGGTGATGAGCTTGTTGATCCTGCGTTGCGCCACTTAGACGAAGATGAATTCCGCGATCATGATGATAGCAACAAGCCTTGGCGTTTAACCAACTGTTATGCTGGACAGGTTGCCGAACATTACGGTGTTGAGTTTGACAACCTGGCTTTTCCTGGTAGCAGTCTTGAAAGCATGCGTTGGACGCTGAACTGGTTAATCAACCACAGCGGGCAAGATTTGTCAGACGCACTGTTACTTGTGGGGCTAACTGATAGCAGTAGACAAAGTTGGTTTAATCCACTGCATCAAGTAAGCATGAAAGATCCACCTTGGAATCGACACATGCACGGCACCTGGCTCACACAACCCAATCCAGACATTGATGAAAATTGGTTTCAATTACAAAAACTATGGCTGGGAATGAGCTATCACAAGGACTGGAGTGAGTTCAATTTTCAACAAACAATCAATCAATTTGATTATGCTGCTGCAAGCACTGGCGCAACTGTACTGCAATTCAGTGTGCTTGAAAATGCATGGACTGCAAAGGTGCCATCATTGCTTTACCCTGGAATGAATTGGCGTAGTATATTGCGAAAAAAAATGTCCAGTGAAGGTATAGAACTTTTTGCCGAAAAGGGTCATCCGAATGAAAAAGGCCATGAAATTATATCAAAACACTTGATTGAACACATAAAGCATGCTAAAATAATAGCATAATGATAGATGTAATAAGTTACTTGCCCGCAAAGCGTAAAGCGACTAGCTCAGGCTGGATCAGCTTCAACGGCCCATGCTGTGTTCACAACAATGAATCGCAGGATCGACGCAGTCGTGGTGGATTGCGACAGCAAGAAGATGACTGGAGCTATCATTGTTTTAACTGCGGCTTTACAGCCAGCTTCACTATTGGCCGTCCAGTTAGTTACAAGGCACGCAAGTTTTTAGAATGGATAGGTGTAGACAGTGTAGACATTGAGCGACTGAATTTGGAAAGCCTCAAGCGTAAAAGTTTGTTGGACCTTACAGCAGAGCGCAACACAATAAAGCACGTTGATGTTAATTTTGAAGAGAAAGAATTACCCGAAGGTGTTGAACTACTTGACAGTGATTCAGTCCCACATCAATACTATATTGACTATTTGGAAGCACGTGGTATTCGATTGGAATATCCTTTCCTGGTTGATAAGAAGCCGGGTGTGCGAAATAGGATTGTTGTGCCATATACCTACAAGAATCGAATAGTAGGTCATACGTCTAGATACTTGGATAATCGCATGCCCAAGTTTATAAATGATCAGCAGCCGGGTTATGTGTTTGGGTATGATTTGCAAAAACCACACTGGACCAGTGCCGTTGTCACAGAAGGCATATTTGATGCACTCAGCATTGGTGGTTTGGCTGTAATGCACGACACTATTAGCCCACAGCAGATAGCGTTGCTAAAACAGCTGAAAAGAAAGATCATTGTTGTTCCGGATCAGGATCGAGCAGGATTAGGCATTATTGATGTGGCCATTGAAAATCGTTTTGCAGTAAGCATGCCAGAATGGCCTGATGATGTTAAAGATGTCAACGATGCTGTGGTCAAGTATGGTATAGTAGATACGCTGATGCAAATACACAACAACGCAGAAACCAGCAAGATCAAAATTGAGATGTTTAAGAAGAGACTACAAAGGAAAATAAATGAGTAAACTTTTTGTATTTGGCGACAGTTATGCTACTCCTGACAAATGTGTAGAGCCTAAGGACAGTTTTTGGGGACTAACCGGTGTGGAATTGGGCGTTGATGAAATTGTTAACGTAAGCAGAGAAGTCAACAGTTTTGATAGTGTGTGTCAATTGCTTATTGGCATGCAAAATGAATACACTTATGACTGGGATAATGATTATTTTATAATTGGAATACCGCCACTAGAACGAATAACTGTGTTCGACGATCACAAAAATACCAGTTATGCGGCAAAACTTTTTAATCCAAAAACATTTGAATCGTTTGACACTAGTATACAAGCACACAGCGGATTGGTTTCTTTGCAATTTTATGGTACCGACAAGATACTAACAATACATGCTGACCGCAGTTGGTTAGAAACACAGGTGCTCAGAGAAATATACTTGTTAACAAAATGGCTAGACAGCAATAATGCAAAATATTTGATTTGTAATTTAAGTAAACCTCTTGACGAAGACAATCGTTGGGGGCCTAGTGATATAGTTCTTAACCACGCAATCGAGCACAACAATTGTATAATTTTTAACAAAACCTATTATAGTGTTAATGTAGGTATAAACATACCACCGGACGCTGATACAGTTCCTACGGATCCTTACAGTGGACATCATGGTGCAGAGGGTAATAAGTTATACTACGAAACATCACTTAAACGTAAAATGGTCGAGTTGGGCTGGATAGCATGAAGTTCCACTTTAATGGATGTAGTATTACCCAAGGCGCCGGTTTTGCTAACGAAAAACTAGATCCTAGAATTTATCCTAACTTACTTGCAACTGATTATATCAATGATGCTAGCGGCGGCGCAAGCAACTTGAAAATATTTTTACACACAAGCAAAGCAATTGTTGACAACTTAGCTGATGTATATGTAGTGCAATGGAGTGCAGTGCACCGGCATTGGATTTACCCAGCGCCAGACCAAGGTATCTATTTTGGGTCAGCATTGGATACAAAATCTCCCAATGATAAGTTTATTGCCCAATACCAGTTGCTCAATCACGATTATAGTAATATAATGCAGCTAATAGATTTTTGTCGTATACTACAGGATCAAGCAGGTAGCCACACTGTGAAGCTACTATTTGTAAATGGATTGGTAAACTGGAGTAACGACATTGCCTGGATGAAAGAATTAGTGGCTAATGCTGAAAGCGACCATGACAGATTTGTTGTCCAAATGCAAAACAACATGGAACTGGTTGATTGGGATTTGTGGATCGATCCTTGGAATAACATGTATGAAGTTAGACTTGACGAAGCTGAAGATGGATTACATCCAGGGCCGTTAACACATAAACACATAGCCGACCAAATAAGGGATAAATTAGTAGCATGACAGATTATACATATGATGTACAAAAATTATTCCTAGAAATGGTAATGCAAGATGCAGAAAGCTATCTGCGTGTGCAAAACATTTTTAATGTGGAAAACTTTGATAGAGACTTGCGCGATGTAGCAGAGTTCATTTACGATCACGTTGACCAACACAAAACACTTCCGGAACGTTCGCAGTTAAAGGCAGTAACAGGCACTGACTTGCAGGAGATTCCAGATCTCAATGAGGGCCACACTGATTGGTTTTTAAGTGAGTTTGAAAGTTTTACAAAACGCAGTGAACTAGAACGTGCTATTCTCAAAAGTGCTGACTTGCTTGAGAAAGGCGACTATGGCCCAGTTGAAAAACTGATCAAGGACGCAGTGCAAGTATCGCTTACCAAGGACATGGGCACAAACTACTTTGCAGATCCTAAAGCTAGAATTGACAAATACTTCAACAGCGGCGGGCAAGTAAGCACAGGATGGCCACAATTGGACAGATTGCTGTATGGTGGATTCAGTCGCGGAGAACTAAACATATTTGCAGGCGGATCGGGCAGTGGTAAAAGTTTGGTTATGATGAACTTGGCACTGAACTGGTTACAGCAAGGATTGAGCGGTGTGTATATCAGTCTTGAATTGAGCGAAGAGCTTACCAGTTTGAGAACTGATGCAATGCTAACCAATACCAGCACAAAAGAAATACGCAAAGACATGGACACAGCGGCCATGAAGGTAAAAATGATGGGCAAGAAGTTTGGTGAGTATCGTGTTAAAGCATTGCCAGCACAGAGCAACATCAATGACATTAGAGCGTACTTGAAAGAAGTGCAAATACAAACTGGCATCCGTGTAGACTTTATTATGATTGACTACTTGGACTTGCTTATGCCTGTGAGCACAAAGGTTAGTCCAAGCGACTTGTTTGTCAAGGACAAGTATGTTTCAGAAGAACTGCGTAACTTGTCGCAGGAACTGGGCATGCTAATGGTAACAGCAAGTCAGCTGAACAGAGGGGCTGTAGAAGAAGTAGAGTTTGATCATTCGCATATATCGGGCGGTATTAGTAAAATTAACACTGCTGACAACGTGTTTGGTATCTTTACAAGCAGAGCAATGAGAGAAAGAGGACGTTATCAAATACAGTGTATGAAGTCGCGTAGCAGTACAGGTGTTGGGCAAAAGATTGATCTTGACTACAACATTGACACAATGAGAATCACAGACAGTGGCGGAGACGAAGCAGCACAAGGACAGCCAGCAGCAAGTTCAATCATGGAAGGACTCAAAGCCAAAAGTCAAATGGTGCAAAAAGACGTAACTGACAGTATGCCTGAAGATGTACCCAAGGTAGAAGCCGAAGTGCAAAGCACCAAATTGAAACAGATGCTAGCTGGGTTAAAAGCAAACAAATGAGATTTATAAGCAGCATGTTCTCAACCAATCCTAAGAGAGCTATTACCAACATTGACGATGTAAAACACATACAGTCTGATGATATATTTCATCGATATGATGTATTTGAGTTGGCGGACATGGCAGATTTATTTGAACACAAAGGATTTCCTGCTGTATTTGTAAGCGATCATGTAACACACTACGAAGATTTTTTCTCACAGGTTAAATTTTTAGGCTTGCCCATGTATCTGGAGCACGAACGCAAAAGATGGACACTGGATGAATTTGTCGATGTAAATATCACAACACAAAATTGTTTTAATTTCATGATTAACAAAAAACAAGTGGGCCGGCATCTGTGCATAAAGCTAGTAGAGTTATTTGGATTTAAAAATTTTATCTACACTTACAGCGGAGTAGACAACAATTTTGATTGTTCAGATATTGTCCGCGAACATCAACTCCTAGGTGAACGATCACCATTGAGCCCAGATCAGTTTGGAAAAATCCTAGCTCCAATCACAACTGATGCTAGATTTTATAACCCACCACAACAGGATATCGACTTAATGAGCGCAGGAGATCAATATGAATCCCATACTGCTGCTGGCCACAGTGGAGTTAGCAAGAACGCACATGGCAATAACAGACATCACTGGGAATGGGGATGCAAAGAACTTTTTTTAACATCTGCTGTTAGTCTTATCACTGAAAGTTTGCACTATCAAAAAGCCAGTACATTCACTGAGAAAACACTGTTTGCACTGTTAGGGCTAAACTTTCCAATTTGGGTTGGCGGCGGAAACCGTCAAGCAGAACAGTGGAAGAAAATAGGATTTGATACATTTGATGATGTTATCAATCATGATTATCAGCATTGTGATACACTGCTGGAAAGGTGTGTGTATGCAATCTCACAGAATTTACAGATTCTGTCTGACCTTGAGTATGCAACGTCCATGAGAGAGAAACATCTTGCTAGATTGGAAAATAACCGGCGTTTGATTTTATCTGGGCAACTTGGCAAGTACATTGATGCCAAGGTGGAAACTGAACTGTTTGCAGACTACAATGACACTGTTGCACTTAAACAATTTTTACAAAAGATACAAGATAGATAGATGCCCAAGACCACTTCGTACCACAATCAAAAACAGTTATTCAGTACCTTTGGTGTTGGATTTTACTGTTACGATGACAGTTTTCCAGAAATGAACAGCAACACAGCTTATCATATCTTTGATGCATTTGATGATGATCATTTACAAGAAGTTTTTTCTAATAGAGGCATGCCTGGCATGATAGTAAGCGATTCAATGTTGAGTTACGATGGCTTACCAGATGAAGTAAAATTCGTTGGCTTACCTCTTTGGATAAACAGAGAACGTAAACAGTGGATGTTGAGTGAGTTTGACAATAAGTTGCCTGTCACAACAAGCAGTTTTAATTTTATGATCAACAGAAGTCAAACCAGTAGATATCTACTTTGTAAATTGGTTGATATACTGTTAACAAAAAGCGATTACAGTTATACCTATTCGGGAACAAAACGAAACTTTGATTGTACTGCAATAGTCAACGAATTAAATCTACTAGGGAAACGCTCCCCACTGACAGCGTCAGAAAAAGGTCAATTACTATCCCCGGTGAAACTGAAAACAAATTTTGTTATGACCAACACCACTGATGCAACGCAGGTAGACACAGGAAATAGTGCCGGCGGAGTTGAATACGGTAACAACAAACACAGTTGGCAAAGTCTTAAACACATTTTCTTTAATAGCGGAATTGCACTGATTACTGAATCTACTGAATATCAAAAAGCCTCAATGACTTCGGAAAAGAGTTTGTTCCCTATATTTGGGTTGAACTTTCCAATTTGGGTTGGTGGATACTGTGAAGCTGACGCTTGGAAAAACATGGGATTTGATGTATTCGATGATGTCATCAATCATGATTATCAGCGTTATGATACACTGGTGGAGAGATGTGTTTATGCCATCAAGCTCAATTTAAAATTGTTAACTGATGTAGAACTGGTTGCAAAATTAAGGCAACAGCACCATGAGCGTCTATTGGAAAATCGTTACAAGCTGCTGACAGGCGAATTGGAAAAATTCATAGAACGTGAAGTTAGTACTGTGGACCCGGATTGGCGACCAGCATTGGATGATGTTGTAAACCTATTCAAGCATTCAAAAACAAATATGCTGTAGTAGTAAGGTTAAATATCAGTATGAATATTTGGGTCAGTACCGGCGAATTTCAATATGACGACAGAAATGCTAAAAATTTCCCATATACAATACCTGCCTACATTCATTGTTGATGAGGTTAGCAACCCGTCATCAATTAAGGTTAACTGATACCACAACAGGTAAATACAACAAAGGGTAAAACAGATGCAAAAAAAGACTCGCAGTATTTTTGAAGAACTTGATGGTATCTACACTGAACGCCACAGCAAGCTGGAAGAACGCAAGTACATTGTGGAAAGCCGTGCCAGCAATGTTATTGTTAGTGCAGTTCGGTTAATGGAACAAATTGAAGATCTCTACGATACTGAGCAAGCTGAAAATCTACATCGTAAACTATTAAATGCAATTCGTTTGCGCGACCCTAATAAGTTTTCAAGGTCAGTGAGACGAACAGATGAGAAGTAATGAACAACTAGTACAGGAAGCACTGCTTGCGCAACTAAGCGAATACCAGCATCAGCATCAGCAACAATTAGATGAACTTAACCCCTTCACTGGTGCCGCTAAAGCAGCTGGCGCAGTTTCAGGTGCAGTTAAAGGCGCTGGACAAAAAATTGCAGGCACAGCAAAACGTGCAAAAAGTGCAATAGGACAAGCCTATCAACAAGGACAAACTGGCGCACAGAAAACAGTTGCAGGCCAAGATTACAAATCACCGGCAGCAAAAAAAGCAAGAGGCTCGGGTATGGCACGTGGCGTAGGTGACGCACTGAGAACGTTGGGCAGAGGCATTGGGTCTGTGGGCGATATCAAAAGTAAAATTGATTCTTATGATTATGCAGCCGGTACTGGAGCACAACAAAGAGCAAAAGCCGCAGGTTATAACTCAGTGGCTCAACATTGGGATGCAGACAGAGATGCAAAAGATGCGGCAAAAGCCGCTGGACAAACTCAAGCAACACCAGCAACCCAGGGTACCAGCGCACCAACAGCTACTACCACTTCGGCACCGGCTACGGCTACAGCAACCGGTAGCGCACCAAAGCCTACCGCAGTATCCGGACAACCAGCAGACAAAGGTGCACCACCTAAGTTTACTGCAACTGGCGGCAGTGTAGCACCAAAGCCTACAGCGGTAGCTGGACAACCAGCACCGAAATCATCTGACCCATCAAAAGTTACAGCAACTGGCGGCGCGCCAACAGCAACTGATACAAAAACTGCAAGTGCCCCAACAAGTGATACTGCAAAAGACATTGCAGCAAAGACTGGCGCTGACGCACCAACTAAAAAACCCAATACACAAACTGTTGGCGGTGTCAAGATGGATATGAATAATCCTGAAAATGCAAATTTAAAAGCTGCAATTGATAAAGCCGCGCCAGGAATGCTTGCTAGCATTGATAGTCTGAGCGCCGCTGACAAAGCCAGACTCAAGAAGGGATTAGCAGCATGAAACTAACTGAAACAAAAATTATTGAACAGCGTGTAGCCTATAACCAGCTTGTTGAGTCTATCTGCAGTGGAATGGATACTTCACAGCGCAATACAATTCTCGAAGCTAAAGCCAGTGCAAGAAACATCAATCGCGTACTGCGTGAAGCACAACTTAGTGCAGCGCAAATTAACACACTGTTTGGTGCTGTAGAACAAAATGCAACTGATAGCGGTAGTAATCGCACAGTGGTCGGCAAGGGCAAAGACGTTGTGGATGCAGTCAATAACGGTATTAACAAAGTTGGCAAAGCATTACAAAACACTGCACCAGTAAAAGCATTTGATCAAAAGTTTGAACAACTCAAAGGTTCAGTGAGTGCTAAGTTTCCAGAATTAGAAAAACAACTAAGTTCAATAGGCGAGTATGCCAAACAAAACCCTGGCAAAACTCAAGCAATTGTTACTGCTCTTACAATACTTGCTGGTGTAGCAACAGGTGGCGTTGGCGGCGCTATCGCAGGTCAATTGTTACGCGGTAGCTTAGAACTTGTGAAAGGTGAAAAACTTTCAACCGCAGTTGGCAAAGGTGCTAAAACAGCAGCCGTTGGTTTTGTTACTGGTGTAATCTCAGACAAGATTGGCGACATGTTCTCAGGCGATCCAGAAACAGTAGCACAAATATCTGGCGGTATTACCAGCGATGACATGCAAGGTGTAAGTGGGCAAGGTATTGACTTTGCGACAGCTAGAGAAGTTCTTAAACTGGACGATGCAGGAGCACAAGATTACATTATAAGTGTGCAAGCCAATCAATTGTCAGACAGCTTGATGAACAGCGGCGGCCCAGGTACAGTGTCAATGGGCGGCGAAATGCTAGACAAGGTCAAAGATGCAATTGAATTTACAGGTGATGTAAACGGTGATTGGTCGACTTCACTTGATGGTAATTTTCTTAGAGGTAATTTGTTTTTAACACCAGATGAAATGGCAGCATTTGATGCATCGGGTCTTGATATAATGAGCAGCGAAGCAACCAGTTGGTTGGCTGACAATGTAGGAGGCGCAGCTGATCAGTTTCGCGTAAACGCAGTGTACGACAGTGTTGACTATTCTGGAACAAATACACTGTCAGAAACAGCTATCTTCAAACTGTTTACAGCGGTTACATACAAACAACCACTGGTTGAATCACTTGATGAAGCACCTATTGGTGACATGATCAAAAAAGGTGCAAGTGCAGTTGCCGGCGCAGCCAAGAGCGCAGCCGGTGCAGTTGCACAAAAAGCAGCTACAACTGGTAAAAACATCACAACCAAAGTCACAGTTGACAAACTTATGACTGCATGGAAAAAAGCAGGTTCACCAAACAACGATGCAAAAATGGCACAATTCCTAGCAGGCTTTGGCATTGAACCAAGAGCAGTGCAATCAGCATTTAAGACTGCGAAACTGGAAGTTCCCAAAGATGTACCAATGGATCAAGTTGAAGTTATTATTTCGCAAGCTAAAGAAAATTCAAAACTCAAAGATGCAATTATTGCATACCTTGATGGATCAGCAAAAGCGGCAGCAGCATGAAATGGTTCTTGATGGCAATAATGTCTGCTACATATAATGGCGGTTTAGAAAAAGATAGTTTTGTTTGGAGTAATCCAACCTTTACCAGTGCAGCGGAATGCACTGATTTTGGAAAAAGCAGAATGGATTCAATACATGCCTTTCTGAAAAAAAACTTCCCCAATGATGAAATGGCTAGATTGTTGTGTGTAAATGAAGAAAAACTTAAAAAGTTCCTAAAAGAAGGTGCTGTAGAGAATCAACCCAAGCGAGGCACAGGTGCATGAAACTAAATGAGGGTGGCAACGTTTTCAAAACAGCGGAAGGCGGCCCGGCTACACAACGCATCAATCAAACTGACATCAAGCCAACTGTACAGTGGCTAGAGCAAGTCACTGGCCTGCCACTTATGGACAACATGCTGGGCAGTACAGGACAAAAGCCAACGTCCGGTGACTTGGACCTTGCAGTTGACAGTGCAGTTATCAGCAAAGACGAACTCAGTAACAGATTAACAAAGTGGGCAGAAAGTCACAACTTTGATCCTAACGAATGGACCAAAAAGTCAGGTATCAGTGTACACTTCAAAACACCTATTACAGGACGAGAAGATCGTGGTTATGTGCAAACAGACTTTATGTTTGTACAAAAGCCAGAATTCAGTAAATTTATATTGCGCAGTGATCCACAAAGTGAATACAAAGGCGCAACAAGAAACATTTTAATTAATAGTATCGCGAAAGCTCAAGGGCTTAAACTCAATCAAAATGCAGGCTTGTTCCGCAGGGATGACAATGCGTTTATTACAGACGATCCCGATCAGATAGCAAAAATGTTGTTGAATAAGAGTGCAACACAAGTTGACCTGGGCAGTGTCGAATCTATACTAGGTCAGCTGAGATCTGATCCGCAGCGCGATGCTAAACTAGATGACTTCCGTGGCTATGCCGAACGCGAAGGTTTTCAGTTTGAAGAAGTAAACGAAGGTGGAGCTCATTGGCTTGCACGTTTGCGTGATAGAATTGTTCACCAAGGCATGGAAGTCATCACAGAAAATCCATACACACCATACAAACTAACTGAAGGTGTGCGCATTGAGCATCCTGAAGATTTGGTATTTGACTATGGTTCAAAGGGTATTACACAAGCACTTGCTGGCATACAGCGTTCCGCAGCAGAGCCTGCCAAAACAAACACTATCAAGTGGGATGGCAAACCAGCAGTTATATGGGGACGAGACGATGCAGGCGAATTTGTGCTCACAGACAAATCTGGATTTCTTGCTAAAGGCTACAACGGCATGGCAAAGTCACCACAGGATATTGAACGCATTATGAATATGCGCAAAGGAGATAGAACAGACTTAATTGGCATTTATGCTAAACTGTTTCCATTGCTTAGTCGCACATTACCTGAAGACTTCCGTGGTTATGTGCAGGGAGACTTGTTGTACAGCGACACACCTCCGGTACAAAATGGCAATTATGTGTTTACTCCAAACACAGTAACATACAGAGTCAGTGCTGATACGCCACTGGGCAAAGCAATTGGTTCTTCAGAAGCAGGTGTTGCAGTACACACAACCATTGATGCGCCAGGCGGCAGTGCAAAGCCTACAACCAGTGCTATTCTGGACAAAGCACCAGGAGTGTTAATACTTGATCCTACAATGAAAGACACTGGCAGTGCAATAGCACTTAACAATGATTTGGTCAAGCAAATACAAGATATCTATGCCAATTACGCTCCAGAAATTGACGCATTGTTCAACCCTGGCGATCTAAGAGCAAGAAAAATAACCAACACTCCTGCACTGCTAAAGCAGTATATCAACAGCAAAGTACGAGCAGGCAACTACAACAACATGGTCAAGGACTTTGGTCCTTGGATAACTGCCAAAGAAAAAACCAAAGCCCCGCGTATCATTGAATGGATGAACGAAAACAAAGGTGGTGTTGCAGCACTGTTTAGCAGTTTTATAAACATCAGTCAACTTAAAAATGATTTGGTGCGTCAACTGGATGCACAGGATCAAGACGTAAAAGCTGCAATCGGTGACGAACCTGGACACGAAGGGTATGTGGGCGCAGGCATGAAGTTTGTGGATAGAATGCGATTCTCACAGGCTAACTTTGCACAAAACAATCCAGGAGGCGCATAATGGCTGTTACTCCAGTAGACATCAAACAACTGGAAACATTTGCAGACAGAATGTTTGGCAAAGTTGGCATTGACGTAGAGTTCACACGCCACTTCTTGGATAGAGCCAATGACGAGCGCAACGATCGTGAGATTATGCCTGCTGAACTTACACGTTTATTCAAACAAGAATACAAGCGTTGGGCCAAACCTATTGCACAACTTGGTCCAGACAGTGAAGCAGTGATGCGCGACACAGTTACCAATATCAATGTGCCGTTTGCACTTGTATGGGATGACGATAATCAAGAACTAGATCTAATTGCCAAAACAGTGATGCGCAAAGATGATTTTAAAACTAGCAATCAGGTTTTTGCTATAGAAGATTCACCTTTTGCAATTGCCAAACGCTACATGATGCCTAAAGTGTACGGCGGCAGTTACAAACAAGCAGCCGCAAGACTGCACAGGATGTTAGTAGCACAAGGTGATAAACTGAAACACAGTCCACGCTATTATGCAATGCAAGTAGCAAGAACATTTGCCAAGATGGATAACAAAGCACTGTTTCAATTCTACAAAGAACAGTACGGTGATCAAGCCATCACTGAAGCACCAGTTGTAGTTGAGGAAGTTCGAGAAACTCCAGCGGAAGTAGTAGAGCAAAGCATATTCCAAGAGCTCGACGAAAGCCGTATGTGGAAGCAGATCAAGCAGCTAAACGGTTTGAAAATGAGCAAGGTTGGCGAATATGCATTTGAACAGTTGCTTGCACTGCAAATACTAGCACAGAGTGATCCTGTTTATGCTGCACGTCAAGCAGGTCAAATCATGAAACTGCAAAACTTTGATGGCTTCCGTACCAGCCAACCAGACCTATACAATGTGCTTTGCATACTGCTAAAGCCGTCACAGTTTGACAAACGCATTGAACAAAATGTAAAGATAACCATGCCTGAGCTACGCCTCAAGCGTAATCTCAGAGCCATTGCCAAAGGTGAATTGAACAACAGTGATTACAGTTACATGATGTTGATGCTACAGCGCGAAATGCAAGACTATTTGCCTGCTCCACTGGTGCAACTGCGCAGACAAGCCAGTAACTGGGATCGTATTGTACCTTCGGATAGAAACACAATCACTGACAGACTGATGTTGCAAATGCGCGAAAAGGGTTTTCAGAACGAATACTACGAACGGTTGCGCACGTCCAATTTCTCTTAAACGGGCTAAATAAAAGTAGGAACAATGTTCCACCATTAATAAGGAGAAATCAAAATGGCTTCATTTACAAGAACACACGGTGACTTTAAACCAGTCCTACACCTTGATACAGCATCATACACTTCAGGTGCAATCAACCTTCCAACATCAGCTGCTACAGTTAACCCAGCTGGTCCTAAG